CTAGGGGCTGTCCTCGTGCCACTTTGGAGGACTATGACATGTACTACGATGAAAAAGAGCTTACACAAGCCCTAGAACGTGCAAGAGTAAAAATAGATAAGATTACTGAGCGTACTAGTGAATACACAAGAGGAACAAATGATTGTTTCGCCTTACTCATTGCTTATGATGAGGAGTTAAGAGAAAACTCTAAGGCTAGAGACTTAATTACCTTCCGTTGGAAGTCCACAAGAGAATTTATGGTTAACCTTGCTAGAGCAGGGATGACCCTCGAAGATTACGCCGTTGAATGCGGTTATGAAGTGATTAGCAGTAAGAGACCCCTGCTTGGAGATATCGCTTTCGGAAATAGTGCTATGGTTAATGATGGTAGTTTCTGGGTCTCAACAAGTGAAGATAACACCGGGACTCGCAATGTGAGTCAAACTTTATTTCTAGAACGACACTTAAAAGTTCTAGCCAGACCTATTAGGAATTAAATTATGTCAGTATACTATTACAAGGGTGCGCAGATAATAGCACCTTTTACAATCACATCAAACGAACCTATGTTTGACGCGGACACTGTGTCTCTTAAGAAACAAAGAGCATCACAAGACGCTCAAAGATGGGAAATAAGCTTTAGCACAGTAGGGACAGTAGACACTGTTCAAGACATGCTTCTAGCGGCTGTTACTAACAACCAGTTAACAGCAACTATGATTATGCCACAACTAACAGCTGTAGACAGCTTATCAACAAAATCAAATACATCTACTAACGTTGCGGTAGCGGCAAGTTCAGGTGTTAGCTCAGTAACAATGCAAGTTGCAGGGACTTCAGGAACTTTGCCTAAAGGCTCTTTCTTTAAGTTTTCTAATCACGACAAAATTTACGTGACTACTACAGATATTAACTTTGATGGTGGAACTAACCTTGCGGTTTCTTTTTACCCAAATTTAAGAGCAGACTTAACAACATCACACACCATGCTAACAGGTAGTTTAGCGGTGTTATCTTATTATAAAAGCATTGACAACATGTCAGGCATAACATTTACAGACGGTGTCCTGTCAAATTCAGGGACAATCGAATTATTAGAGGCATTATAAAATGAGAACATTTTCAAGTGCTGTACAAACAGTTTTAGACAGCGATACAATACGTTTCGTTTATCTTATAGAGTTACAGTTCAATAGTACTTATCGTTTTACATCATACAATACAGATATTATTTACGACGGCAACACTTACAGCGCAGACGGAGGTCTATACGAATTTGACACACCGAAATTCTCTTCAACTATTGATAGAGAAGCTTACAAGGTTGTTATAACAGACTTTTTAAACGAGATGGCGGCTGAGTTTGACTTAAACGTTATTGGAAAACCTGTTGAAGTTAAAGTAGCTTTACTAGACTCAGCGGGCGCACCTATGCTTGGAACAAATAATGTTCTGAGTGTGTATAGCGGTTTTGTAGACTCTCCGAGTATCACAAACGACTATGAACAGAAGATGGCGGTTTTAGAGTGTACTTCACCTATGGCTGACTTAGACACTGTAAACACTCTTTATACTTCTAAAGACGGAATGGACCAGCTTAGTTCTACCGACACTTCTTTTGATGAGATATTCGAAAATAAAGAAATAAGCATTAAGTGGGGTAAAGTCTAATGGGCGTTATGGCAATTATACAAGTCATTGTATTTGTGGCTTCAACAGCTTATCAAATAGATAGGACTAAGAAGATGAAGAAAGCCGCGGCGGCGGCGGCAGACAAGCGTAAGGGTTTTGCCTTTACTGTGTCAGGTGAAGCAAGGTCTCTTCCTATTGTTTATGGTAAGAATCTTCTTGGCGGTATTGAAGTTAAACACTCTGTTAACAACAGCTACACTAGTGCTACCGACAACTCAACTAAAACTTTTGCGGAAGGCTTTAGCAATGTTTCAGCGAGTGGTTCTAAGAATGAATACTTAAACGTACAGTATGCTCTTTGCTACGATGGTATTGAAGGTGTTCAGTGGGTTAAGGTTAACGGGTCTCACTACAACGCTAACGATGCGAAGTTTAATCACATAATACGTACACACGGGACGGGCGGGTTTGCTGATGCAATATCAACAGCTAACGGGCTACCTTCTACTAATACCTTTACAAACACAGCAAGTGCTTCTGCAACTTTTAAACTAAACAGAGACGAACAACAATACTCTGGAACGCCTTCTATGGAGTTCTTAGTAAAGGGTGCTAAAGTTCCTTTCGTATCAGAATCAGGCGGTGTTTACTCTATCTCAGCGGCTGGACAGAAGTATTCTAACAACCCGGCATTGTGCCTGTTAGACTACCTAACTAACACAAAGTATGGACGTGGTTTATCAGCGTCTTCTATTGACTTAGAGTCTTTCTACAAAGCAGGGCAAGTATGTGACACGATAGTTGCTACAAGCAGGACAGTAGCCGGTAAAGTTAACGGACAAAAAGAAGTAATCAATGTAGCAGACGAAGGCTCACGCCCAACTGGCTTATTAGATTTTACTTACGAAAACACATTGTGGCGTACAACTAATAATGGTAAGTACTGGTACTGGAACAGAACGGCTTGGGTAGAGACAACATTAACTTCTACAAGACCTATTCCTTTGTACGAATGTAACTTATCACTAGATTCCGCAGACTCAATACGAGATAACATAGAAAAGATTATGGACACTATGGGGCTTGCAGAGCTTACTTGGACTTCTGAAGGGAAGTATAAGCTATTGTTAGAACACCCTAGTAGTGCCGCAGAAACTCTTGCTTTAGTAGATAGTACACACTACTTTACAGATGATGATATCATTCGTGAAGATGGTTTTAATATTTCTTACAACACAGCAGTAGACAGACTTAACCAAGTAACTGTTTCTTTCTTAAACGAACATGAAGACTTTAAAGATGACTCTGTAACTTGGCCTACAACAAACTCTACGGCACACAACGCTTATTTGGCTGAAGATAATGACCAACCTTTTCAGACTAAAGTACAACCTTCAGGCATAACAGACCCTTATCACGCTACTGCTATGGCAGAGCAAATGGTACGTAAGGCAAGAGCGCTTTATGTAGTAGACCTTACAGTTAGTAAGAAAGGTTTAAGCCTAGAGCCGGGAGACTTTATACACATTAACTCTGCGGTATCTAACGTTTCTAATGAAATATTCAGAATACAGTCTATCCAGATTCGTGCAGATTTTACAGTTAAGATATCTGCTTACAAGTTTGACCATGAGATTCTAGCTTGGAACATAGGCGACGATATCGCTTATCTTACAGCGCCTACTTTTGATTTCACAGTAGATGCACCTACAAGTCTAACATTTACAAGTACAGCAGATTTACTAGCTACAAGTCCGGGCAAGCTTTCTTGGACAGCCGCTAATGATATCTCTGCAACCAAGTATCTAGTAGAAGTAAGACCAACAGGCACTACAGACTACGCTACACTTAACGAAACAACATTAACAAGCTTTGACATTGTTGGTTTAAATACTGACAACTACGACTTTAGTGTTCGTTCGGTAAGTAACTTTGGCAAGAAATCTGATAGGCTAGAGTTGTTAAATCAACCCTTAGAGAAAATTACTGTGGGTCAGGTTTTAGTTATATATGCTGACACAGCAGATGAAACGACTAACACACAAAGCACAACTTTAGGAAGTAACGAATTTGTAGCTTATTACCCTTATACTGGAGATACGCCTACACTACCTATTACAACAGGTATTGAATTTGTTTCTTTCATAGGTGCTGACGGCACTAACGGTACTAACGGTACTGATGGCACAGATGGTACTAACGGTATTGATGGAACTAATGGTACTGATGGAACTAATGGTACTGATGGTAATGATGGTGCAGATGCTCCAAGGTTCTCTCAGAGGAATGTATACTCAACTACACAGCTTACAAGCACACCTTCTACACCTTCAGGTAACTTAACTTGGTCTACCGGTGTTATAAGTGGTTTGACTTCAGGCTGGACATTTTCTCCACCGACACAAACAGCAAGTAATGCGGGAGCTATATACTCTTCTGTAATGACTTTCTATGATGCTACAGGTAACGCTACTTCATCTTCAGCTACAGGAACTTCTCCTGTTGCCGCAGTAGAGTTTGATGGTCTTGTTTCATTTACGAGTGGTGATTTTTCTATAGGCGGTTCTACTATTACTAACATTGATGGTGGTAACATAACTGCAGGAACTATAGTGGTTGACCAAGCTTCTTCTACAGGCTCAACAGATTTGTTTGCCGAGGATGCAAGCGTTTTTACGATAACTTCAACCTCATCAACCTCAAACCTTAATAACAATCTCAATTACTACACCCATAGCTTCAGTGACTCACAAGGAACTGGTTGGGCCGCATTGGCATTTGCTGTATTCCCGGAGACAACTGGTAACTACACTGAGTTTAATCTACCGAATAACAACTCTTCGTTTAGTGGCTTGGCAATTCCCGGAAACCTAATGCGTCTTTCGGAATCAGCCGACGCTACCTCTTACGGGTTGTATTACATCGACTCTGCACATGACCAGAATGGTACTCAAAGAAATCTGCAACTAAGGTTGGTATCTTCTGACGGTACACCTTCTTTTACTGAATTTAGTGGTTCAAACCCTACCTTGAAAATGCAGTTCTCTGTAAAGCAAGAAAACGCTGAAGGTTGGCAGTTGGGTGTTGATGGTGAAGCAACCGCTTCGGATGTCTACGCAAATAGATTCAACAACTTAGAACTGACTGCAAACGGAAGTAATCTTTCGCTTGGTACCTACGCGGGTGTCAATATGGAAGTACTTAACTCAACAGGAACAGGCAACCAAGCAACCGAGAATATATTGGTCGGGCATAACGCCGGAAGACATATAACTTCAGGGGCTAATAATACCCTATACGGTTGGAGCGCCGGCTCTCTATTAACTACAGGTGAAAAGAACTCCGGATTTGGGAACTATACAGGGTTTGCGGCAGGGGTAGAGGAATCAGTAGCTGTCGGTTATACTGCTTTTTGTAATGACGACCAAGCTGTAGCGATTGGCTTCGGTGCTAACTGTAATAGCGGTGCTCAAGAAGGTGTAGCTATTGGCTACCTTGCTTCAAGTACTCATTATAGAAGTATTGCGATTGGCCGAGGTGCGGCAACTACAGCAGATAATCAGTTTGTTCTTGGTAGTGGTCTTATGACCGACTTACGTTGCAATGACACATCTATCTCAAGCTTATCAGATATGAGAGATAAGACAGATATTGAGTCTCTAGAACTTGGGCTTGATTTGGTTAATTCCATAGAAGCTAAAAGGTATAAGAGAAACAATAGAGCTTTTTACTACGACGATGACGGGGTCTTTGACCAAGAAGCTTATGAGGCGGGTGAACAGAAACTTGACGTTAACGAGTACGGGTTCTTAGCACAAGATGTTTCAAGTGTGATTGAAAACGATGCAGACAGGATTGTCACAGAAGGGTTAAACCCAGAAGGTGACTCTGAGTATAGATTTAGAATGGGCGAAATGTTACCTATCTTATGGAAAGCAGTACAAGAGCTTTCAGATAAGAATGAAGCATTAGAAGCACGTTTGGCTAAACTAGAAAAATAAAAGAGAGACCCTTCGGGGTCTTTCTAATTCAAACAAAAGGATAAATATAATGGCACCACTAATAACAGTATTAGCGCCAATCGTAGGAGACTTATTTAAAAGACTTATACCTGATGGCGACAAGAAGCTAGACGTTGAACGAGAAATCAAGTTAGCTTTATTAGAACACACAGACAGTTTAGAATCTTTAAGAGGACAAATTGTTTTAGAAGAAGCAAAGTCATCTAACTGGCTAACAGCTTCATGGAGACCTTTGTTGATGATGGTTATCATTGCGATTGTAGCTCTTAACTATTTAATCTTCCCTGTAGCAAACATGTTTATGGGAACAGCATATGCTATTGACTTACCGGTTGAGCTATGGAACTTACTACAAATTGGTGT